AACAAATTATTCAAAAGCTACAGCAAATCGCTGACAGCTTGCCACGTTGCAAAAGACGCAAGGCAATCAAAAAAAGAATATTAAATCTAAAACTAAAGAATGAAAACATTAAAAGATAGTATACAGGAGCTTGCCGCTCCGATTATAGATTGGGAAAGCGACCACGATAACGAGGTACTGCAGCAGGATTTTGTAGAGGCACGTCTTGGCGAGTATGGTGTAGAGTTTAGTATCTACGCTAGTAGAGATGTAAGCTACTCGCATGGTACACATTTCGAGACTGAGGACGTAACGCTAGGCGATTCTCATTTTGATATTGAGATATTATCAGTATTCGACCAACATTTTGACGATATAGAAATAACAGAGGAGGAGGAGGATTTACTGATTAATGTAATAGCAAACCATTATGAGTAACAAAGAGAAAATAAAAAGTATTAATAGTATGCTACAGATATTATCTGTAAGATATGACTACATAATAGATAAAGATAACCCTTATTATCGTATCTTTGGAACTGAATCGGAGCGCTTACTAGACGCAAATTTTAATATTAGAACACAAAATAGATTAACAAAATATAAAACCAGATTATTATGCAAGTAAACAATTTAGAGTTATGGAATAAGGTTGAAAAGACCAATCCAAAATATACAAAGAAAGCGAAGATTGGCGGAATGTCAATAACTGCAATCGCACCGCAGTATCAAATTATGATGGTAACCGAGCAGTTCGGAGTTTATGGTAAAGCTTGGGGGTTCAAAAACATCGAGCTAGATTATTCTTTGATTGGTTATGATATGGTAGTCTTTAAGGGTACGTTTTTCTTTCCAGAGGGAGAGTTTGAAATCATAAACTCTTGTAAGCTTCATATGAACAACGCAAAAACTATGCTTGACGATAATTTCGCTAAGAAAATAGAAACCGATACGCTAACAAAGGCAATATCTAAGTTAGGTTTCAATGCGGATATATTTCTAGGCAAGTTTGATGACGTGAGATACCTTAAAGAAGTAACCGCAGAATTTGCACCCAAGCCAATTAAACAGCCTCTAAGCGACGAACGTTTTGCAAAGGCGTTAGTTGCTCTAAAGTCTGGTAAAATCACTAAGGAGTCTTTAAACGCCTATGCTTTGACCTCTGAGCAAGTTAAAACCCTAGCGAAATAATGCAAGGCTCTAAAGAATATTTTTTAAGAGTAAAAGAGGCGGAGTACTTCGACCTGCCTCAAGCTCTTAGAGAGCGCTCAGTAGTTTATTATAACGATTACGAGCTGTATAAAGATGACCCTAGTTTTAAGGCTTTAAACAAAGCCTATCGAGATGCTAAAAAAGCGCTTGAGAATTGGAAATACGACCAACGGCACAACTAGGATACACCCTTGCAGAAATGCAGGGGTTTACTTTTTAATATTATTTGTAATTTTCTCCGCTCCTCTAATTACAAAATAACCTCCGACCGCAGTCATGAGCAATCCCTTGAGTAATCCTATCCACTCAGAGGCTATTTTAAAGCCGTCTAACGCGCTATCTAGCATAATGAACACAAACATACATATTAGCAGAAAGGCGAGCGTAAAGGGGCGTATATTCTTACTAGCGTAGTTATCGCTATTTGCGTCTGCCTCCCACCGCTTTGTTATTTCCTGCTCTATTGCTATATCTTTGTTTAACTCTGCTAGTAGCAAGTCCTTATCCTGCGGAGTGAGCGCCTTGTCTCCTCGTATAGCGTCGCCTAGCTTATCCAAAGCCTTGACTCCCGTAACATTTGCAGCAAGCTCTAGCAGTTCGGGCGCAAAAGCTTTGCCTTGTTTAGCTAAAAACCTCAAAGCGTCGCCTACTCTAGTCGTGCCGTTCTTATCTTTGTATTTTCCTGTTTCCATTAATACGTCCAGATTACATTTTGAGCCTTATCGCTATCGCTATCTACGTGAATAAAAGAGTTAGATATACCTATACGAGTGAATCCTGCGTCTTTTAACGCCGAAACTATTATAAACCTAGCTCTAGACTCATTACAAGCTATATCAACAGCTACGCCTCTCGTATGGCTACTAGAATTTACCCCTCCGACCTTTGCGTTATGCTCAAGCGTTCTGTAACCCGAATTTATTTTAAAAGGTATGCCTGCTATATCTCTAGCTTTGTCTAGCATTTCTAGAAAACAACTATCCATATTAACGCCAGAGCCTTTAACGTCTGGACTATCAAACTCGTGTGTATTAAAGTTCCTCATCTAGCTCTCGATTATTAATTTCGTTTGCAATTCTCTTTCCCTCTCTCTCGACTCTACCGTTTAGCGTTTCATTTACAATTTTAACGCCTAGATATACAATACCTAAAACAGATAGCACTAATTGAGCAATACTAGAGGCGCTCGCAATATCAAAAGAGGTAATTGTGTTAGCCATGCTCATTCCCCAAAGTCCAAGCGTCATATAGTCTGCGATTATTTTATACATTATTCTTGTGTTTTAGGTACTTCTGCATCTCTAGCCCATCCGTAAAAACTATGTGCTGCTTTGTCTGCTGGAAACACCTCATATTTACCAAAGTCTAAAATCTCACTACTCATTACATCGATAGCAAAACCATCCCAAAAAACTGCTGGTGTGATTATATTACCATCTGCATCGTATGTGGCTGGTATCTTTACCACCTTACCGATATATACAACCGCAGCTGTATTTTTAGCAAAGACAATTTCGTTTTCTACTTCTAATATTACCCCTAAATTTAATAGGTAGTCTTTCCCTTGTTGTTCTGTTGGAAAATTCGTTTTATATATTTGCATCATATCGTTGTAAGTAAAGTTAATTCCTCGTCTGTTAAGGCTTCTGAAAACACGGCTATTGCTTTGGTCTTTCCGTAAAAATCATCTCCTCCATTAAAACTCCCAAAATCTAAGTTACTGATTGAAGCTGAAAAAGAGCTTCCACTTGTAATAGTACTCCCGACTTGAAGCCCATTTACAAATATTTTAAATTCATTTAATTTATAAGAAAAGGCTATTTTATTAAAATCTAAATTATTAGCTAATGAGGTGGTTGTGTTTACGCTGTCCACGTTGCCGCTACGAAATCTAATCTGAAAATTGTTGTCACTTCTATATCTGAAGAATAAATAATCTGTAGTACCGCCATTGTTTAAGCTTATGTATCTATTTGTACCATCATCTGCCAAAGCTGCTATCTCTGCATATAAAACACCCTCTGTACTATTTATTGTTGAAACACTACCTCCATTGGTACATAAATCTTGGTTTCTCGTTTTTTGGGTTCCATCTGTGGGAATATAGCTTGTGCTATAAGTTTGGTTTTCTAGTTGTGCGCCGAATATTATATTTTTTTCTGTTCCATTAAAATCAGCTACACCAGCGCCGTCACCATCCGTTAATTGAACTCTAAAAGTAGCAATACTATTTGAATTTACTGCATCAATAATTAAAGACAATCTATACCAACCATTGCCATAATTTTCAATTTTAGCTTTAGAGGGTGTACCCGCAGCTCCTAAAGTACCATTAGAAATATTATAGTATGCTTGTAAAGTCGATGCCGTTGCTCCTGTTGAAAGTATTCTAATAAAATCTATATTGTCTTTTTTTAAAAAAACAGAACCTACGTAGCTTGTACCTGCTGCCGATGTAAAGGAGTAGGCTATTCTTGGGGTTATATTCGTGCCTATAGGTGCTTGTAAATAAGATGCGTTTAAACTACCCGTTGGCGATATTTCAGTATTCAAATCAATAGTTGCTCCACCCTCTTTAATCCAACTACTATCGCTAAAAAGTTCCGATTGTGTTATTAGGTTTGTACTCTGATTTTCCCACAACCAGTGCCCGCAGCCACTATCTGGAATTATATTACCGCTACCATCATAACTGAAACCCTCGTAGTTTATTCTCGGTAGGTTATTTGCAACTACTTCAACTAGACCTAGTGAGTTTATTCTTGTTCCCTCAGTAGCACGTGAAAATTGAAAATCTCCGCTCCCGTCCTCTGGTTTAACGCAAAGCGCCTCTCCGTTATTGTAGGCGGTTGGTGTTAACACGATACTCGCACGCTCTAGTAAATTTGCCATATTATTGTATTTTTTCTATTTTATCTAAAATTGCGGTAGTACAAGTTTCATTTTCGTAATATGTTGCACGCGCTTGTAAGCTCGTGAGCAAAGTCGGGATACCACTCCCGAATAACATCATTATTACTCTGCGCCTACTCATTAAAGCGTAGAATCAAAGTAAGAATCTAAAGCCGTTTTTAAAGCTGCAAAACTTGCGTAAGCTGTGCCTGCCTCGTCTTGTAAATCCGAGAAGATAGTTTTATCTAAAACAGCCACGTTATTGGTTGTTTTAATAATAATAAAATCCCCTTGCTTTTGTCTTTGTATTTCGCAATATGCTGGGTATCTGTATTCGATGCCGTTTAATATTACTAGCTCCTTTGTTACTGAATCGACGTAAATTTTCATTTTTTATATATTTATTAAGTTGTTACTGTTATACTCCACCCTTTAGCCTCTAGGCTTGCTTTTGCTGCTAGACCTACAGAGCTAGGCGCTTGCCCTCCCGTTTGTGTAAACGTTCCGTTTATCTGCCCTGCGAAATCTATACTCTCAAGTATGCCGTCTATTGATTGCGTATTTAAAGCCGTATCTCTAAACGCCTCTGTGAAATTTGTTGCTGTGCAATTATCAAAAGCATGAGCAGGAAATGACTTTAATAATACGCAGCTTTGCCAAGCGCTATCCAACTCCGTACCGCTACTAAAATCTAATAAAGGAAACTCTGTTAATACGGAGCAATCTCGCCAAGTATTAATAAACTCCTCGCCTTTGCCTGTATTTATAAAAGGGAAACTTGTTAAAGCTTCGCAGCCGTCAAAGGCTTGCTCGAAATTTGTTACATTTCCAAAGTTACCCTCGTCTGTAGCGCTAATAGTTAAATTTGTGCAACCCCTAAAAGCAAGCTCTTGAACTGTAGAGCCTTGTCCGTATATCCCGAAATTAGATAACTCTATTATTTTAACGCTATCCGCCTCTGCCTCGTAATCAAACGCAGGAAATACTCCCGAAATACTTACTTTATGTATACCAGAGCCGCTTGGAAACGTGATTGTATGGTTTCCTGTTAACCCCGTAGCGTTATATCCCTCGTCTGTTGTTACATCATATAAAAAAGTACCTGCTCCCGTTACAATATTAAAGGTATTTGACGTTGCTATGATGTCGGTATTCACATTAAACTCTAAAAAGTTAACGCTTTCGCTGTTAAATATTGTAAAATCTGTATTAAAATTACTTAAAAAATACGCTTGGTTATCCTCTCTCGCTTTTAACGATATTGTCGAGCCATTCATTGCGTTTTTTTCTCCTCCAGTACCTGCGTTTATTGTAACCTCTCCGCCATTCCAAAGACCTATGAGCCTATAGTTACCGTTTCGGTCTAATATGATAGCGCAATAGTCTTGATACATCAATTTAAAAGCGTTCAAAGTCTCAAAGCTACGAGGCAATGTAAAAGATAAGTCTTGAGACCATTCAATACCGCCGTTTGTAATTGTAGCGTTTTCGGTAAAGCTAATATTTACAGCCTCATACTCGTAAATCGTAGTACTTGGGAAACTCGTAATATTTTGCGCGTCGGGATTGTTCACTATAGAGCCACCTCCGAAAGTAATATCCGAAACCCCATATTTTACGTATGGAAATAGATACACCTTATCGATGCCGCCTTGAAAATCCTTACAAGACTCTGTATAACCTCTTTGTATAGTACAATTCGCCATATATTAAAACTTAATTATGTCCTCTGGACTCTGTGGGTATGGGTTTTGCATTCTATTTGACGGATTACCAAAAAACCAACCGCTGCGATTTGATACGTGCGTCGATGCGTCTACGCCGTCCTGCGTTGTTTTATACTCTGTAATATGGTTTAATACTATCCAGTCGTTAAACCTATCTATAAACGTATCTGCCATGCCTGCATAAGTATTCGATAACCTAGTCAACTCCTCCGCGCTCATTAATTGAGCATTGTCTGCGGTATGCGAAACGCTGCCTCCGTTAGCTACCATATAGTTACTAATTAGCACAAAGTTTGCAACTGTTTGAAATTTGGTTATCGGTTGCACATATTTAGTGTATAATTCAAGGTATAATCCTGTTAAATTATTAGCCGTTGCGCCTGCTAGTATTACGTCGTAAAGTTGCTGCCCTAATAACGGGAGTATTGTTGTATTCATTACGTCGGAAATCACAAACACAAAGCGGTCATTGTCAACTCCTCCGCCTACAATCGTAGTTTGTTTAATTTCTGTCGGTGATATAAAGAGAAAATCTGCCATATTATTTGTATCTGCCGTTATCTGGTTTGTCTATTTCTGCGATTGCAACGTCTTTTGCATTTTTTACAGGCTTATATCCTTGTCTTTTTGCCTCGTTTACGTTTACAGAGGTTGTCTGTTGCATCGCTCCGCCTCCTTTAGGCTTTCCGTCCTCGTTTAATTTCTTTTTAAATACTCTACGTTCCCAACGATGGTAACAATTAACTCCGCCACCATAAAGAAAGATGTCGTATTTGCCTCCACTATGCGCAAACTTGCCATTTACACCCTGTTGGCTCATAAGCTCGATATCCTCTTTGCGGTAAACTTTGCCTGCGTCCGATAGTGAAACCATTTTATTACAGAAAGACCTAGATTGCCCTTTTGGGGTTTTGCTAGTTCCTTTAGTAAAGGCGTAGCGAGTTTTCCATAGCTTTGTATCCTGCTCGCTTGTTTGATTTGCAGACATTTTAACGTCGTACTCTTTGCCGTCTGTTAATTCGTATCCCTCTGGAGCGTCAAGAGCGTATTTTTCTAGTATCGCAAACAGCTCGATGTCCTCACTCATACAAACGTGAGAGCTTAACTCTGCGGTTTCCTCTTTTACCTCTACAACTTCCTCAGTCAATGGAGCAAAGTATAAATCTAGGTTAATCCCGTAGTTTATTAAAACCTCCTCTATTGCATCAAGGATAAAATCCTGCTTTGGCTTTATAACTCTCTTTATAGTTTGGCGCTCGCTCATATCCATCTCGTCGGCTACTGAGCTAAATCCACTTGCAGACGATAAACCTACTAACGACGGCGATATTACTTTGTGCGCTGTCATTATTTGATTTTTTGCCTCAGTTGTTAGCGTTTCCCATTGCTTATGCACGTTTGCATTAACAGGAAACGGCGTTACCTCTATAGCGACCTCTTGGTCGTTAAAGCTGATAATAAAATTCGACGCGTTAGAGCTAGACGTTAGTTTACGTTTAACTTGTCTCTCGAATTCCTCTTTCTCCTCTGGAGTGTAATTAGTTCCGTTTGGTATCTGTATTATATACCCTGCGCTTAATCCGTTTTTAATAGACGATATTTGTACGTTGGCGATTTCCTCTTCCATCTCAGCATAAACTAAAGCCGCCGTATAACTTGGAGCGCCAAAATATTCAGCGCCTACAACGTAAGGCTTTGCTACATAAACAGAGTTGCCTTTAGCAGCGCCGTAAGCGTTAAAAAGTACGGGAGTATTTTCTGCGTCCGTATATTTACGCCAATTTCTAGAAAACCAATAGTGTTCTATTTCGTTTTTTTCGTTTGCAATAGACGGGATTATCATTTGCTTTGGTATGTGCGTCAGAGAATGCAACTCTCCGCCTTTGGTTTCTATAACCTCAAAGCTAAACTCTCCAAAAACTTGAAAATCTGCGACCATTTTACGCAGTTCTTTAGGTCTTAATATCGTTTGTAATCTTCCCCAATGCTCTGCGCCTAAACTTCCGCTAGATGTGCGCAATCCTTTACCATAAATAAGCGTACTATATGACTGGTTAATACTTGAGTTTGTAGGACTTCCGTTATTTCGGTCTATAATGTAATTGTAATGCTCATTATTACGCCCATTCATTACCCAATCCCTAGACTTATCCTCCATAAGAGGCGGTCTTGTATAGCTCGTTAATGTTATTAGTTTAATATCACTCATATTTTTACCAATTATATCGGTTTGCTGTTTGCTTGTATTTCTGTGCTACCTGCGTTGTAGCTATTACTAGACCTCTGTAAACTATCTCTTGAGCTACGTCGTCCGTTAGTCTTAGCTGGTAACTGCTCTCGTCTAAAAATGTATAATCAAATACAAGAGAGAGCTTGTAATCTCCGCCTATTGAATAGGCAGGCGTTACCTTCGTAGTCGTTCCTAGAGTACTATCCGTAATGGTTAAAGTTAACACGTTAGACGGAATATATCTAGGTATTATCTTTATTGTATGTGTACTTAAATTAGGGTTAACTATCATAAAACAACCTTGTATATAATTAAAACAAAATATTG